ATGCTTGGCATTGGTGTAGGGTTTGATACAGTGGGACAGGATAAGCATTTTGCAATCTATGCCCCAACAGAACCTGAACAGGTGTTCGAAATCCCAGACACTCGTGAGGGATGGGTAGAGTCAGTCAGACTTCTTATAAACTCTTACCTTAGAGCAAACCAAAGCATTCAGAAGTTTAACTATGATTTGATTAGACCCCTAGGAGCCCCTATAAAGGGCTTTGGAGGCGTTGCATCAGGTCCTGCACCTCTTATCAAGTTGCACGACTATATAGACCGTGTAATCGGCTCCAGAGCAGGTGAAACACTAGACTCTCGTGCTATCGTAGACCTTGTAAACCTTATTGGTACCTGTGTGGTATCAGGTAACGTAAGACGCTCAGCAACTCTTGCTTTGGGAAATGCTGGGGATGAAACATTTATGAATCTAAAGAACTCAGAGATGTTCCCAGAGCGTAACTCATTTGACCCAGAAAATCCAGGTTGGGCTTGGATGTCTAATAATTCTATTTCAGCAGAAGTAGGAACAAAGTACGAAGACTATGTAGATTTAATTACGGAAAACGGAGAACCAGGTTTTATTTGGCTTGATGTTGCTCGTAATTATGGCAGGCTAAAGGATGCGCCAGATGGAAAAGACTATCGTGTGATGGGCTTTAATCCCTGTGCGGAGCAGCCATTAGAATCATATGAATTATGTACACTTGTAGAAGTGCACTTGAATCGTCATGAATCTAAGGAGGACTTCCTGCGTACCCTGAAGTTTGCATACCTATATGGAAAGACTGTAACACTTGTTCCAACACACTGGCCACAAACAAACGGTATCATGCAACGCAACCGTCGTATTGGTACATCACTTACTGGTATTGCATCATTTGCAGATCAAAAAGGTTTGCCAGTTGTCCGTGAATGGATGGACGAAGGGTATAACAAGATTCGTCACTACGATCATCAGTACTCTGAATGGCTATGTGTTCGTGAATCAATTCGTGTAACAACGGTTAAGCCATCAGGATCAGTTTCAATTCTTTCTGGTGCAACTCCTGGAGTTCACTGGGGACCTGGAGGAAACTTCTTCCTTCGTGCAGTTCGATTTGGAACTACAGATCCAATGATGCACTTGTTCAAAGCAGCAGGGTACACAATTGAAGATGACGTAGTATCAGCAAACACATCAGTTGTATACTTCCCAATCAAGTCAGGTCATCCAAGATCTGAAAAGGATGTAACATTATTTGAAAAGATTGCACTTGCTGCAACTGCTCAAAAGTACTGGTCTGACAACGGTGTTTCTGTAACACTTTCATTTGACAAGGAAACAGAATCAAAGCACATTGTTCCAGCACTAAATATGTATGAGGGACAACTAAAGGCTGTTTCATTCTTGCCAATGGGAAATATGGTTTATCCTCAGCAGCCGTATACTCAAATTACGGAAGAGCAATATGAGTCATATATTGGCAAGTTAAAGCACATTGATTTTGCTGCTATCTATGACGGTGTAGACAATCTTGAGGCTCAAGGTGAAGCATACTGCACAACAGACTATTGTGAAATTAAAATAAACAAGTAGTCTTCTGTGGTAAAATAGACCTATAATGTCTAATCCATCAAACCTGTATGCAGAGAAAATATATGCTGAACACCCAATGGCTTTTTGGGCTCTGGATGATAAGTCAGACTATATCAGTTTAATTACAGATGCTCAAAGAGATATATCGGATGCAGATTATTGGAAAGAGATAGAGGGTGGCTCTGCAGTTTTATCTGATCCTGACGGTTCTTCTCCATTTCCAGAAACTCCAGAAACAACAATAACTGGAGATCTAACAGAAAATGATTTTGGGCAGATAGTCTGTATAAGCAAAGACATAGCCAATTTTACTTCATTAAACAAAGAAATGTCAACCTTTTCAATAGGGGCATTTCTTAAGTCTTTAAGTGTTTATGTTTATAGTTTTGAGATAGGATATGAGTACTACGACACGGCTAGTTCAAGCACAATCCAAAGACTAAAAACTTATGTCTCATCTGTACAAGATAGATGGGTGTTTATTTCAGAAACGTTCGATATACCAGAAGAAAATACAACCTTTAGAATTGTTATAAAAATTAACTATATTGGACAAGGCAATAACATAAACGATTATAAGTTTTTGGTTAATGGGATTTCAGTGGGACAATGGTCAGAAGAATTTAACTCTTCTTCTCTTGGAGTTATTGGAGATTTTATTCCAAACAATATATCTATAGAACCTACTTACGGTATTGAAGCGAATGCCTACGGGCGACAAGATAAAAAAGGGTATTACCTAATATCAAACGAAAGTCTTATGGCAAAAAATACTGGAATCCCCTTGGTATACGGTGCCTCTGGACTTACAAAACTTTTGCCAAATTCAAACTCTTATGGAATGACATATAAAATTAATAGTATTCCTGGCTCTTATGTTTTTGCTGGGACTTCAAATCCAACAATTACAGTAACCCGTGGATCAACCTACACATTTAATATGAATACTCCTGGGCACCCATTTGCTATACAGTCAACATCTGGAGGATATAACTCTTCCAATGAATATAAAACTGGAGTAAATAATTCAGGAGCAGCCGTTGGAGATATCACTTGGGTTGTTCCAGAAAACTCTCCAAGCACTCTCTACTATGTTTGCAAGAACCATGAATCAATGACTGGGCAAATTAATGTTGTTGATCCAGCCCCAAAGCCATCTCTAGTTATTCCAGGGCAAGGATTTCTGGGTGCTGATGGACAATACAAAGAGTATACCTTAGAGGCATGGCTAAGAATCAATTCAGATTCAATAACAAAAAAGCGAATCATAGGACCACTAGGATCTGACGATGGTCTTTATGTAGAAGGGCCGTACTTGATTTTAAAGGTTGGAACAAACTATGGATCATACTATGTTGGTGAATGGACAAGGCCAATGCTTTCTCATATAAGGGTTGGAGAAGACAATGCTTCTTTGCTTATAAATGGAGAAGAAGTTATTTCATTAAGATATTTAACTAGGGAGTTGTCTTTCCCAGTTAGTTTGGATTCAGATAAAAGAAACCAAGACTGGATTGGGTTTTATGCTTATGAGGATGTGTCTCCAATTGAAGTTGACTGCGTTGCCTTATACACATACAAAGTTCCGATTGTCTTGGCTAAAAAAAGATTTGTTTACGGCCAAGGGGTAGAGTTTCCAGAAGGGATTAACCAAGCCTACAGTGGTTCTTCTATATATGTTGACTATCCATTTGCAAAGTATGCAAATAACTATTCTTACCCTAGCATAGGTAATTGGTCACAAGCAACTGTAGATAATTTAAAAACAGATAGAAATCTTTTGTCTACTCCAGACTATAAGTTGCCAGAAATTGTCCTAGGGGGACTTGTCGTAGAAGGCTTAGACTCTTCACGTTTTTCTTTGGAAAATGAAGAAGATATATCATTTTCTCTTGCACCAGTTGGTTCGTATCTATACTTTGACAGTCTAAATTTTTTAAAGGAAAAGGTAAAATCTTTTTATGGATCATTTAAGATTACATCTTTTTCAACAACAAAGCAGGTATTGTTCAGGGCCGAATCAAAAACATCACCAAACTACTTTGAAATATCTTGTACTGGACCTACCGTAGTTTATACTTTAAGTTATAATGGTACAGAGCAAACCCTATTAACCTTGTCTCAATTAGACCTAAATGAAATGTTTTCTATAGGCGTAGACATAGATACAATATCTCACTATTTTGGAGGAAGCGTTGCATCCTTCTTTGGTAATTCTAGCAGTCTTAATTTTTATATTGCAGGCAGTTCAAACCCAGAAGAAACATTTTCTGGGAAAATATATAAGACTGGATTCTGTACTTCTAGAAATCACAAAGCCATTGCAGCATTCTTTAGTGAAAAAGGAATTGTAAGACAAAGTGATGATGTCTTTGAAGAGTATTTAAACACACCAGACGTTGACTATAACTCAACTGATGAATATTTTGGAAACAGTCCATCAGAGTGGGACTCAGTAATTGACCCAGGACTTCCAAGTTTAGCAACAGCAAACACCCTACAGGCACACACGGCAAGTTACACTCTGTCCCCTTTGGTAAGTTTTGGATCTTATTCTTTAGACATAGATGTTCAGGGATACTGGGAAGATTACCTTCCCCTGACATACTTTGCAAAATTTATAACAGATAACAAGAGCAAGCCGTATTATGATTTAGACTTTATTCAGTTTAATATAAATTATCCAGCACCATCTGTGTTTGTAGAAGAAGAGCAGTTTGGTTCTTGGACATATAGAGAACTGTCTGATGTTTATAATATTCCAATTCAAAGAGACTATACTTCTTTAGATAATCAACTATTTACTGGCTACCTAGACTACACAGACTTAAGAGATAGGGTATATAGAAATTATAAATACGACACATCAAACTCTCTTGTAAAATCTTACATAACATTTCAATATATTAAAAATGGAGCAAACCTATCATTAGAGAACTTTATAAATACAGAGAAACCTTCAAACGACTCTTTTGTTGTTCCTGGAGAAAGTTGGAGAAACACCAAGTATGAGGTTGTAGATAATATGGTAATCTACACTCCAAAAGATGTTAGCAATCTGGACCTTGCAATTGTTACCCACCTTGACTTTAATGTTAAAGGAATATTAAAAAATAATGTTGCAATTAGAACTCTAGAATATTCTTCTCAGGCGTTTAACAATACTTCACCAAACCCTATTGGCACAAGATTTGGACATTCTTTATTCCCATACAAAAAATCTGGATTCTACTACGACTATAAGACTGAGAACCCTTTTACAATTTATAAGGGCACCTCCCCATACCTTTACTTGACAAGATATTCTGGTATAGAAATAAAAGGCACTATGGACCCAACAATCAATAGAGGGCTTTCTATTTCAGTTAACAAAGAAAAATCAGACAACTTTAAAGTTATGGCTTTACAGATGGCGGTTCGATATGATAAAGATGCGTTCCCATACGGATCTATAGAAGTTTTTGAAATTAAAGCAAGGGATAGGCACATAAAGTTTTATCTATCTGCAATCCATCCTCAAGGACACAGGGCAAAAATCTATGCAGTAGATGCAAATACTGGAAGACTAGAAAATGGAATTAAGTTTTACCTTAATGGAAAAGTCGTAAAAGATCCAGTTTTGACAGTTAAAGAATGGGCATTCGTAGGAATATCCTTTCCAAAGGTATTAGACTTTAAAAACAGGGTTGGATTAATTAATCTTAACGGACCCCTGATGTTTAACACAATATCTTATTATGAATCTAGCAACTTGCAAGAAGGCGAAGAAGAAGAGTTTAGAAGATGGTTTGGAGTTAAATACATTCTTCCAGAAAACATTGAGTGGGGATACTGGACTGATGGAGGGGGCCTTTGGGATGGGGTCCTAACGCTTTCCAAAACAAACTATTATGGCATTGATCCATCAACAATCTATAAGAGTTATACAGGAACTAATAAGATTATTATTGATAGTCAGGCATCCCTAGTAATTGACAATGCTAGATCAAGCACTGAGCACGAGTATCGTATATATTCTGGTATTAACTCGAAACTAATAACCACTACTGCCATCTAATATGGTATACTTTAGTATATGAATACTCAAGATCCACGCAAAAAGAAGAAAGCCTTGCCAAAAATGAAGGGGCAAGTGGGTGAGTCCCGTGCAAGAATTATTGAAAAGCATTATGATTGGGGTCTATATGTTTATAAAAAGGCCAACGGCAAGTGGTTTACAGACGGCACTGGTTCTGTTTTAAACATTGAATCAATGAAGGGCGACATTCTTCAGATTTCTAAACTAAAAGAAGCAGCAAAATATTACGGGGATGAAGGAGATGGCGAATGCATCTTCGTACCAGGATTAACAAGAATCTCAGAAGAAGAGTACTCTGAACAAAAGCAAAGATTAGCAGAAGGACTTATTCCTTCTATGAACGACCTTGGCGCTGTGCAAGCAGCCAAAGATACTATTGCAAAATATGGAAGTGATGACTAATGAGTGAAGACAAAGAATTTTTTATTAGAGCAAAGACAGATGTCCCTCTTCCAGAGGACGATACATTTACAAAGCAAGATCCTTTTAATCAGTCATGGGACGTTATCAAAGATCTTCACGGGCTTGACGCAAACTTTAAAAGAAGAACTTCTCGAATAATTAAAGGAGAGGCAACCCAGGCATACATAGATAGTTCAAGAGCAGAAAGTGTTGGTATCAACGGAGCAAGATCAAAAGAAATTAACTCAGGAACAGTATTTAGAAATGCTTATGGACTATTTGATGTAATCACTCCTCCATGGAATTTATATGAACTTGCAAGTTTCTATGATACATCTTTTGCTAACCACGCTGCCATTGATGCAAAAGTAGAAAATATTGTTGGTCTTGGCTATGAGTTTAAGATTTCAAAAAGAACTATGCTTAAGTTAGAAGCATCAGAACCAAAGACTTCTGAGAATGCAAGAAAAAGAATTGAGCGAGCAAAGATTGAAATGACTGACTGGCTTGAATCGTTAAATGATGAAGACTCTTTTACAACAACAATGGAAAAGGTCTTTACTGACTTGCAGTCAACTGGAAATGCATATTTGGAAATTGGTAGAACTACTCGTGGAGAGATTGGATATGTTGGTCATATTCCATCTACTACAATGCGTGTTCGTAGGCTTAGAGATGGCTTTGTCCAGGTTATTGCAAACAAGGTTGTTTACTTCCGTAACTTTGGAGCAACAAACGCAAACCCACTAGGAACAGATCCAAGACCAAATGAGATTATTCATTTTAAAGAATACTCACCCTTAAATACTTTTTATGGAGTTCCAGATATTATGTCTGCCATTGGATCTCTTCACGGAGACCAACTTGCATCACAATACAACATTGACTACTTCCAGAATAAGGCAACCCCAAGATACGTTGTAACCCTAAAGGGTGCAAAGTTATCTGCAGAAGCAGAAGATAAGATGTTTAGATTTTTACAGACAGGGCTTAAGGGACAAAATCATAGAACTCTTTATATCCCACTACCAGGAGACTCTGACACTAACAAGGTAGAGTTTAAGATGGATCCTGTAGAGAACGGAATCCAAGAAGCATCATTTAAGGAATATAGAAAACAGAACAGAGATGACATTCTTGTTGCTCATCAAGTTCCTCTTTCTAAGATTGGTGGCTCTGACTCCTCAGCCATTGCTGCTGCGCTCTCACAGGACCGCACCTTTAAAGAGCAGGTTGCAAGACCAGCACAGAGAAACCTTGAGAAGATGATTAATAAAATTGTAAAAGAAAAAACAGATATCCTGGAGTTTAAGTTCAATGAACTTACCCTTACAGATGAAATTGCTCAATCACAGATTATCGAAAGACTTGTTAAGACACAGGTTATGCTTCCAAATGAAGGTCGAGAACTTCTTGGTCTTCCACAGATTGAGGGCGGTAACGAGCCTTTCGATCCAAAGCCAGAGCAAGCAGCAAATGATAATGCGGACAGAGCAAGGGACACTGAAAGAACAAACAACCAGTCTGACGGACCAGCCACAGTAAGTGGAAGAAATCCAAAAGGCGAAGGTCGTAAAGTTGATGATGTGCCCGAAATGTCCAAATAGTGATACTTTAGCAAAAAAGGGTATATAATATAATAACCATGATTATCTCTAAAGCCAATTGGAATACAGATGGAGACAGCCTCCGCTTATCTATGCCACTTACTAAGGTGGACAAGGAGCGTCGAATCGTTTCTGGGTTTGCATCACTTGACAATATTGACAAGCAAGATGACATTGTAACAGCAGAAGCATCAATGGATGCATTTGCAAAGTTCCGTGGGAACATTAGAGAAATGCACCAGCCATTAGCAGTAGGCAAGATGGTAGACTTTAAAGCAGAAAAGTATTTCGATCCAGAATCAAAGAAGTTTTATAACGGAGTATTCGTATCTGCATATGTTTCAAAAGGTGCACAAGATACTTGGGAAAAAGTTCTAGACGGAACACTTGCTGGTTTTTCTATTGGCGGAAGAATGAATAAGTGGGACGATGCTTATGACGAGAAGTTAGACAAATCAATCCGTGTTATTAAGCAGTATGATTTAGTTGAGTTGAGTCTTGTAGATTCCCCAGCAAATCAATTTGCAAACATCGTATCTGTTGAAAAGGTAGATGGCGTAGATGTAATTAAGGCTGATGAAACAGTTTTAGAAAATGTATTTTATGATAAGGAAAATGGAATAGTCCTTGCATCTGAAAATGAATCAGAGTTAAGCCCAATAACTGGTGAGCAAATGGAAAACATAGGTTTCGTTGAAAAGACAGATAACGAAAAAGTAACAATGATAAAATTCTTAGTTGATAGTGCTAAAGGCATTAATACTTCTAAGATTAACAAGGAGGAAAACCTTATGGCAAAATCAACAAAAAACACAGTTGAGGAAATCGTTGAGAAATCTGATATTGCAGTTGAAGCAACAGAGGTCGCTCCAGAGGCAGATGCGAAAGCAGATGTAGTAGAGACTCCAGCAGAAGAAGTTTCAACAGAGAAGGCTGCGAAAGCACCATCTTCTGTCGAAGAAGATGCTGAAGAAGATGCTGCGGAAACTCCAGCAGATGAAGAGGCAGAGGCTAAGAAGCCAATGGCTCCTAAGTCAGATGAAGTAGTTGCAGAAGCACCAGTTGCAGAAGCAGTTACAGAAACAAATGACGGTCTTGAAAAAGCCTTTAGCGATCTAGTAGAAGTTGTCAAATCATTACAAACAGAGGTAGAATTTTTGAAGTCTACCAAGGTTGATATTGAAGTGGCACAAACATCATTTGAAGCAGTTGCAAAAGATATTGCATCAGCAACAAGTGTATTTAATGAATTTGGTAAGCGTGTGGAACTTGTAGAGCAAGACACTGCTTTCCGAAAGTCTGGCGATCTCGGCGAGATAGTACAGAATCAGCCTGAAACGGTTGAAAAATCCCTATGGGGCGGTAGTTTCCTCAAAACAGCCGACTTATTTAATTAAAAAAACAATAAGTAAAAATCACAGGAGGTGACAATATGTCGGAACAAAATATAGAAAAGAACCAGCCTGGAACATCAGGTCAACTTGGTGGAACAGCACCAGGTCTGTATCAGGGACAAGGTGCATTCGCATCTGGATCTGAAGCAGGTTCAAATGTACCAGGTAATTACACCGATGGTGGCGTGTTAGGAAATATCCCAACAGCACTATCAGGAGTTACATCTGGACCAAATGCAGTTAACCCTTCAGGTGAGGCTGGATCAGGTATCCTACGCCCAGAGCAAGCACGTCGTTTTATTGACTACGTGTGGGATGCTACCATTCTCGCCCAAGATGGCCGTCGTGTTACTATGAGAGCCAATACAATGGAACTCGAAAAGGTAAACGTCGGAGAGCGTGTTATTCGTGCAGCAGCGCAAGCAGTTGGCGACTACACAAACGCAGGTGCAACATTCTCAAAGGTTGAATTGACTACAAAGAAGATTCGTCTTGACTGGGAAGTATCTGCAGAAGCACTAGAAGATAACATCGAAGGTGCAGCACTAGAAGATCACATTGTACGCTTGATGACAAATGCTTTCGGTAATGATATCGAAGACCTTGCAATCAACGGAACAGGTGCAGGATCAGACGCATTCCTTTCAATCATGGAAGGTTTCGTAAATCGTGTTAAGACTGACGGAGACGCACACGAATCAGTTGTAACCGTAGCAGATAATGCTTGGACAACAGACGTAATGCAGAACATCATTCTTGCAATGCCACGTAAGTATCGTGCTATCAAGTCTAACTTGAAGTTCTATGCTGGTACAGATGCATTCCAGGGAATCGTTAAGAACAACGGTACCCTAGCAGACGCAGTTGCTGAAGCATTTGCTTCACAGGCTGGCGGAACTCCAATGAATCGTCAGGCATACCTTGACGGTGGAGCACAGACATTCGGTGGAGCACGTACAACACGTGTTCTCGGAATTGACGTACAGGAAGTTCCATACTACCCTGCAGGATATGTCGACTTGACATTCCCACAGAACCGTGTATGGGGATTCCAGCGTGACATCACTGTAAACCGTGAATACCGTCCAAAGAAGGACACTGTAGAATATACAGTATTCGTTCGCTTTGGTATTCAATGGGAAGAGCAGGATGCAATCGCATTCGCTGACGCTGCATCAGATGCATAATCTGTAAACAGTACATTTTAGGGGGAGTAGGAGTTAGTTCTCCTGCTCCCCTTATTACTTATAATGATATAATACTAACAAGGAGGAAATAAAATGGAAAATAATAATTACAATCAGCCAGATCCAGCAATTGATGCTGCAGCAGCAGAGGCAGAACGTGCATCACTTGCAGCCCACGAAGCAGCAATAGCAGCAGCAAATTCAGCAGCAGCAAATTCAGTTGTAGAAGAAGTTCAGGCAGTTGTCGAAGCACCTGCATACCAAGCACCTGAAGAAGTTCAGGCACTTGGATCAGTAGCGGAAGGAGTCATTGGAGCAACAACAGCACCAAAGGCACCTGAAAGAAAGAAGTCGGCAAAGGCTGCAGAAGTTAAAGAGACTGTGGCACTATTTTCAACAAAGAATGTTACATGGCCAGGTGTAGGTAAAGTTTACCGTGGTTACAACATCGTTGAAAAGGATGCTGCTACACAGTGGCTTACTCGTTCTCATATAAAGCCAGCAACACCAGAAGAAGTTGCCAAGGAATTCGGTAAGTAATTCATGGAGATATTGAGGGTTCCGCCATACGATTCTATAAATGTGCAATTATATACTGTGCCATTAAACTGGCCCAGTAACAAAAGCATAAGAATTAGAATAACAGATATGGCGGACCTTTCAGTACAAACAATGTCTTATTCGGCACCAGTAACCCCAGGAAGAGTTCTAGATATTCTTCCAAATGGTTTTTCTGGGAAGTATGATAATAATTATAGAGTAGAAATTTTTCAAGATGAATTAGATGGAATTTTGTTAAAAGAAGAATACTACGAAGTTGTAAGACCATATGTAGACCCAAACACGCTAGGAACAACGGCATCTGAGATTGAAGAGTACAGGGTTTTAGAATTGGTAGCAAGATCTATGATAGATACTTTTGTACCAGAAGGATTTTATAACAAAAAAATAACAATTGTTGGAAGCGGTAACGGCTCTGATTACTTTTCTTTGTGGGAAAAGATTTATAGAATTTTTAAGGTTTACGAGAACAACGAGTTGGTTTATGACAGATCAACTCCAGAATTAAATAAATATGAATACGCCATCACAGCAGACAAGACTGCTATACAAAAATTACACACTGGAGAATTAAACAGGTATGAGTCAACAGCGCAAAAACTGCCAGTTGCAAGCGGAGATCTTGGATATTATGGCTATGAGGGAATCGCTTTCCCATCAGGACACGATTACACTTTTATAGTAGATCACGGGTACCTTAAAGTTCCAGACGATGTAGAATATGCAGCAAAACTTTTAATTGAAGATATTAAGTGCGGTAAGTTAGATTACTACAAGAGATACATTACAGCATACAACACAGATCAGTTTAGAATTCAGTTTGATAAGTCAATGCTTAATGGAACAGGAAACTTTTTAGTAGATAAGATACTTGAAAAATATGTTAAAAATATTGTCAAGCCAGGGATAATTTAATGATATGCGAAACACCAGACTTTACATTTCCAATGCTTGCAGATGTTTATCATCCAGTCGTTGAGCAGGGAATTTACGGTAACGTAGAAAAAACCTGGATTCTTGACAGAACAATTGCCTGTTCATTTGCAGCAGCAGGCGGAGCATTTAAAGAAGAATTAACTCCCAATGTAAATATCACGCAAGATAAGATCTTGATTGGCAGAGTAAAGACAGACATAAGAATGTCAAGTCTTGAGGCAAAGAACTCAATTACAAACGTTATAGTGACAAACATCAGAGACCAAAATGGCAGTGAGATCTACTTAGAAACCTCTGGCCCACGATCAGGGAAGTCCACCATATTTGAAATTGCAACACAGGATCCATTTGTTGGCCCGTTTGGTTCAACAGAATACTACAAACTTATTATTAAAAGATCAGAAAATCAGGCGGTAGACGTATGATTAAAGTTAAGTTTAACAATAGACAATTTAACAGAGATATGAAAAACATCATTGATTACTCAACTGGCTTTGCTGAAGGAATCCAGAAAGGCAAGAAGGACTTCCTAAATAACTTAGGTATTGATGTATCTGAGATAGCCTCACAGTTCATTGATACAAATGCTAGAGTCTCTCCAGATACCCTACATCACGTGTACGAATGGTATCAAAACGGTAGCCCAGAAGCAAGACTATTTGACATACAATATACAGTTAGTAACATAGGCCTTTCTTTTATATCACAGTTTAAACAATCTAACTCAGTTAAAGAAGGATCTAACGAACCCTTCCGTGATAAGGCTATCATTATGGAAATTGGAACTCCTGTCGTAATCAAGCCACGTAATGCAGAGGCTTTAAGGTTTGAAGTTGACGGACAGATAGTTTATACAAAGAAGCCAGTTGTTGTTCAAAATCCAGGAGGTAATACTCAGGGTGAGTTTGAAAAAGCATTTGATATGTTCTTTGGTAGATACTTTACTCAAGCATTTTTAAATAGTGGTAACCTTAGACAGTATTTTGAGAACCCATCAGTGTACAAGAAAAACTTAGGAAAGGGCAAGCGTGGCGGAAGATCAACTGGTATCTCTACAGGGTATCGTTGGGTCGCTAATGCTTCGGTGGCATCATAATGACAGAATCAACATCAGCATTAAATACTCCAGTATTGTGGATCAACAAATATCTTCAAGAAAAGGTTAATGAGTTGTCGGGTCTTGGAATAGTTCCCTTTTTCCCAACAGGTCCTTCCACTCTTGAGACACTACAAACACAGTTCCCAGAAGGTGGCACCATGGCCGTTTACGATAGAATGTTTAGAATGCGTAGAGGGCCTTTTCCACATATTAAATGTGAGCAGATATTGTATTATTTTTACGCATCAGGATCAAATCCTATTATCAATATGATTCAAATACAGGAATCGGTTCTTCGTTTGATGGACCGTGGAGACGAGACTGCCGAAGACATAAATGCCTGGGCAAAAGGTAAAACCTTTGACGGTATGACATGTAAGTTCTACTTCCACAACTTTAAGATCTATCAACTAGAAGAGGCACGAGATATAGTCGATTTTGGCACAGCCCGAACCTATGCGGGTAACAAAATAATCATTGACTACGATTATCACCCAATGCAAGATATCATAGAGTCAGTAAACGCTTAAAAAAGGGCTGTATAATTAAGGTGAGGAAACAAGCCCTTTTAATCTAAAAGAAAAAAAAGAGGTGAAATACATGGCATATACACGTGGTAGTTCAAACGATATTATCGTTGGAGCAGCAGCACTTTTCACATATGAAAATGGCGCACTCACAGATGCAGCACTTCCAGGTTACGTAGCAGGAGAGTCTTATAAGGATACCCTTACAGAAGAAACTCCAGAGTTCCGTAACGTTGGATACACAATGAATGGTTTGGAAATTCAATTCCAACCAGATTTTGGTGAAGTAGCAGTAGACCAGGTTCTTGACGTTGCTAAGTTGTTCAAGCAAGGCATGCAGGTAAACCTAAATACTACATTCGCAGAATCAACACTAGAAAATCTTTTGTTCGCAATTGCAGGACAAGATGGAGATCTAGGCGCAGTATCAGGAACTGGTATTGGCGCAGGATCAGCAGCACTTAACCTTTCAGCAGGAGACATCGGAGATGTCCCAGTTGAGCGTGGTTTGGTTGCAGTAGGTCCAGGAACTGGAGACGCTTCAGCAAATGTTGAGCGTGTCTACGTTGCATACCGTGCACTTTCAATCGAGAGCGTATCAGTATCAGCAAAGCGTGACGAAGCGACAATGTTCGAAGTATCATTCCGTCTTCTTCCAAATGATAATGCATCATACGGTAAGATCGTAGATCGCACTATCCCAGCAGGCGCATAATACAACTTAATATATACAGTTTGGCCCAGACCCTAATAAGTCTGGGCCTTTCTGTTATACTATATATATGGCAACAACTGTTTATAACACAAAAAATATTACCCTGCAAGATGGGGTAGAAATAGAGTTGTCCCCACTTAAAATAAAATATCTTAGACAATTAATGGACAACTTTGATGAAGTTAGAAATGCACAAGGAGATCTTGAAGCAATCGTGGCCCTATCAAAGTGTGCAAGAATTTGTATGAGGCAATTTAGACCAGAGATTACTCAAACCCAAGAGATGCTAGAAGAGTATGTCAGTCTACAAGACATCTATGATATTTTAGATATTACTGCTGGTATTAAGATTAATGATAAATCAGAAGAGCCAGTACAAAAACAAGCAGTTGATAGTGGATCCTCTTGGGAAGAACTTGACCTTGCAAAGTTAGAATCTGAAGTATTTTTGCTGGGTATTTGGAAAGACTACCACGAGTTAGAAGGATCACTATCTATGCCAGAGTTAATGATAACGCTATCTACTAGCAGAGAACTAAACTACGATGAAAAGAAGTTTCTTGCAGCAATGCAGGGAGTTGACCTAGACAAGAATGCTGGAAAAGCAAATGCCTGGGAAGAAATGAAAGCCAGAGTCTTTAGCAAAGGAAAGGCTGCCAATGCTAGAGACATCGTTGCACTACAGGGTATTAGCGCACAGAAGGCTGGATTTGGGATTGGCATGGGATTAGACTATCAAAAAATAGACTAAAAACAAGCCTGTTTATGGTATAATTAAACAACTATAATGGAGGAAATCATGGTTAAAGAAGTAGAAAGCAAGAATCAACTGTCACTTATTGACGGAACAAAGTTTGAGATTAAGCCACTAAAAATATCTCTACTTAAGCCTTTTATGGAACATTTTACAAAACTGCAAGAAGTTGCAGACGATAACAGCAAGTCAATGGATGTCTTGATTGACTGTGTTCAAATTGCATTTAAACAATACTTGCCTGCAATTGCAGACAACAGAGAGGCGATTGAGGAAAATCTAGATCTTCCTACAGTCTACAAGATCATTGATGCTGCTTCAGGAATGCAACTTTCTGACTCAACAGGTCTTCTAAACTCAATCAAGTAAAGAGGTGTGCTGATTGGCTGACGTAAATGCAAATATTGGTATTAATTTTGATACCAGTCAAGCCTTAGCACAATTACGTCAGTTACAGGCTGGACTCAGCCGTTTTAATCAAACCCTAACTCAGGGTAACGTTGCAGCAATGAATGCCCAGAAGGGCCTTAATAGCCAGTTAATGCAGGCTATCAATGCTACTGGAAAATTTGTTGCAACTCAAAAAGATGTAGCATCAAGTACATCTTCTTTTACACAGGCACTTGAAAAAAATCAAATGTCAATGCGACAGTACTTTAGGTACACCGCAGCAGCAGCCACTCAAAATACCAAGGTATTTAAAGGCATGTTTGCACAAGAGCGTGAGACATTAACACGTGCTAGTAAAGACAGAGTAAAACTACTACAGTCTCAGTATATCCAAATGCAGTCTGCAAATGGAGATATGATCAAGACTCTTCAGGTTGTTCCAAAGCACCTAAAGATGGTCAATGGCCAATATGCGGACTATGCAACACGTATGCAAATGGCTGCACAAAGACAGCAATTTTTAAATAAACTATTAAGCCAAGGCTCAACACAACTCCTGAATTTCGGTAAGAATACTCAGTGGGCTGGTCGCCAGTTGATGGTTGGTTTGACTATTCCACTTACAATTCTAGGCTCAACTGCAGCAAAAACATTCATGGAAATGGAGCAGGCAATAACAAAGTTCTCCAGAGTATATGGAGACATGATGACAAACTCAGATGCAACTGACAAGGCTATTGCAGATGTTCAGAGACTTGCAAAAGAGTTTACTAAGTTTGGTATTGCAGCAAAAGATACTGTAGAAATGGCTGGAACTGCAGCAGCGATGGGTCTTACTGGAGATGCACTTAATGCTCAAATAGTTCAAGCAACAAGGCTTGCAGTTCTTGGACAAGTTGAACAACAGCAGGCGCTTGAGACAACAATTTCTTTAACAAACGCTTTTGGAATTGCTTCTGAAGATTTAGCAAAAAAGATTAACTTTCTCAACGCAGTAGAAAACCAGACTGTTCTTTCTATTGAAGATTTAACAATTGCTATTCCAAAGGCTGGACCAGTTGTTAAACAACTAGGTGGCGACGTAGAAGATCTTGCATTCTTTATGACTGCAATGAAGGAAGGTGGAATCAACGCATCAGAAGGTGCTAACGCACTTAAGTCTGGTCTTGCTTCTATGATTAACCCTTCTAAGAAGGCTAGTGAATTTCTTGCGGGACTAGGTGTAAACCTTACTGGTATTGTTGAAGCAAACAAGGGAGACTTAAAGGGAACTGTAGTAGGATTTGCTAGAGCACTTGACACACTAGATCCTCTTAACCGTGCAAGAGCAATCGAGCAACTATTTGGTAAGTTCCAGTTTGCACGTCTATCTACATTATTCCAAAACGTTACAAAAGATTCTTCACAGGCTGCAAGAGCATTAGGACTTGCTGGAGCATCAGTTGAAGAGTTAGCAATCTTGTCTGAGCGAGAACTTGGCAAGGTTGAAGATATGACTGGTAACAAGTTTAAGAAGTCTATGGAAAACATTAAACTTCAACTTGTTCCAATAGGTAAAGCATTCTTAGAAGCAGTAACTCCTATAGTTAGTTTTGTTGGAAGAATCCTAGAAAAATTTAATACTTTAAGCGATGGAACTAAAAAAGTTATAACAGTTGTTATTGGAGTTGTTGGAGGACTTGCTCCAGTTCTATTGATGACATTTGGTGTTTTGATGAACTTTGTTGCAAATGGTATTAAGTTGTTTGCAAAACTTCGTGGTGGAGTTGCTCAACTTAATGGTTCAAACAATGTTCTTGGTGGAGGGTTTGAGTATCTAACTAATCAGCAGATTGAAAACCTTGCACAATCTAATGCTTTACATAC